TGGATGTGTGTGTATGGAGGATGTTACCTAATCCATCTATAACCTAATAGAATATAGATATGATTTGACCCCACCCCTCTATAAAATTGCATTGGCTCTTGCCTTGCTGCAGCCAATGAATTTTCTAGAGAGGTGGGATACAATGAGTAATGAATGGATGATAATAACAATAGGAATATCATGTGTATTAGCAGCTACTGCTATACTGATACTGGTGATGACTGTAATAGAGGCACTATCCTTTGCAGCTATTGTATAGCCTTATAACAGCTTCTGTAGTTATAACATGTACCCTGATAGTACTGTGCATACTAAAGATGCTTATATGCGATCTGATGGACTATCTGAGGTAAGGAATCGCTGTACGCGATGTCCATGCGTCTCCGCTTCGCTACGCGCGGTTAATCGTCACTGCGTGACAGCCGCTTCCAGCGTCTTGGTTTGGCAAGGGGGTGGTTGTGGATAAATATGTGGATAACTTTAATACTTATGCACAGCATTTACACAGCAATTACACAGCATTTACACAGGGTTATACACTGACACAGGGTCAAATATCAGTATAATTACAATCAAGGAAACGATAAATAAACCGCCAAAAGAGGTTAAACAATGGAACTATATTACACTAAACAAAGACAGGGAAGACTAGCCTTCAGAAACGCAGTGCGAATACACGTTGACAATTTCACAGCAATAAAACGCATTGTATCTGATACAGAACTAAGCGACATTGATACCCTAACAATCGCTTATAATCGCTGGCCTACACCAGCAAACCTCGAAGCACTACAACAATATAAACTAAACTTAGTATAGGAGTTACACCATGACTACATTAAATATTGATTTTTCATCACTTGGCCTAGACGTAGAGAAAGAGGTGCAGATGCTAGGAAATGGGCTAGCTCGCAGCTGTAATTCTCTCGCTGATTCGAGCAAGGACAATTTTGACAAATGGCAGTGTAGATTGCAACATGAAATGGCAAAGGAAGATCCAGACTTGACAGCAGGCAACGAAGCAGCAAACAAGGCGAGCTACTTCGAGGCACAGCAAATCAAATGGATTAAGATGCGTCAGCAAATTGAGGCGGAAGGGTTCAGCGATACGAACGCAAAAAACAACGCGCCAAAACTGACACGCGAGCAGCTCGAAGAAATGGCAAACGCTCGAAACAAATAGAGCCAGGGCCACCTAAGCACGTGGTAAAACTGCTTAACTTTATATACTAAAAAAAAATTTTCTCGCTTCGCTCGATCAAAGGAGTTCGCTATCGCTCACCATAAAATGACTCGCTTCGCTCGTAACAGCCACGATGTACATACCTTATGGGAAACATAGCCCATATGGGATATACAACCACAGCGCGGGGGGATACTATGGACATCAAGTCTGGCTTAAAAATGATTTCAACTAAAGAATATAAAGTCAGGTTACAAAAAAATAATGCAACGCCTCTGCCTTCTGCGAAGGCGTTGATTATTTTTTCTTCTTGTATATAAAAATAAAATTAAATATCTTTACATTTACTTATGCATGTGATACATATACCCCACATGTATATTCAATTAGGTAATACTATAGGGAACACACCTCTAAGGAGATATACATGACACCAATAAATAAACTAACTAAATTGTCTCACGATTGGACTGTCTACTTATCAAGTATGGAAAATAAACTAACGCTTACTCCATCTGTTATTCAGATTATCCATGACTACATACAGCTTGCTGAAGAAGAAAACAACCATCTTATGCACCAGTATGAAGGGACTCAGGATTATCAAGATGAGATGTACTATTTGTAACACTCTTTTAACTGACCAAGAATCAAGTAGAAAATACAGCGACACTCACCCTTTGAGTGGAGAATACTTAGATACTTGCACTCAATGTCTTATTGCTATAATTGATATTGAACCAACCTTAAACATAGAGGATCTAGATGACGAATGATAATAAGGACGCTTACTTACGTATAGCTAATATGCTTGCTAATTGGGCATTAGATTTCGATAAGACAACTCAAGATGCTATAGACTATATGGATAATGTGCTTGTCTTTGATGAATTAACTCGTAACACAATGGTAAATATAATTACTGAGAACATTAATAAAGTGAGGGAACTCAATGAACGATAAGAATGAAGTAACAAACCCAGAGTACTATCGTAAGTGGAATATAGAACCTGCTGTATATATCATGGCAAATGGTCTTGAGTTTTGGCGTGGTAATATAATCAAGTATGCTAGTCGTGCTGGCTATAAACTTTATGAAGGTAACGATTACTTTGAAAGTGAAGTAAAAGATTTAAGAAAGCTTATTGAATATGCAGAGATGCGTATTGAACAGATAGACTTTGCTGATAATGATGATCAGTAAATGGCCAGCTAGATACTGGGCTAAGGTAAAAATGTCAGACACACATACCTTAACTATTGAAGATAAGTTTCATAATACAACAGAGGTAATGAGTAACATACGTGAATTGTTGTCACCATTAGTAGACCATTGGTGTATAACTATTATGCGTGGTAACGTAGTGCATACTGTAAGGTATGTATCAGATAATAAACTTTTAAAGGCAAAGGATTATTATGGATAATTACTGTAGAAAGGAGAGCAAAGATGAAGTTTAGTGACTACAAACAGAAAGTAAACGAACAAATCTTAGAGCTTATGGAAAAGCATGGTACTGATTGGACTGCACCATACAGTAAAAAGATTGCTGACTTTGGTAAACCACACAATGCTATACGAGGTAACGCATATCGTGGTATGAATCAATTTTTCTTGTCATTGGCTTATAACTATGAGCGACCTATGTTTGCTACATACAAACAGTGGACATCTATAGGTGCAGATATGTCAGAGACTCGTGGTAAGGGCCTACCAGTCTATTACTTCAGCAAAACTAACAAGAAAGGCCAAGACAAAGATGGCAAAGAAACCACATACACAGCAGGTTTCTATCGTGTCTATCACGTATTCAATATCGAGCATGTTAAGAATGTCGATGAGTCTAAGCTTGCATCTAACAAAGTAGAGCTTAATGATATTGAACCTGACGAACAGTGTGATAACATCATCGAAGCAACAGAGGCAACCATCACACATGAAACAACAGTAATCCCATGCTATGTGCCATCAATAGATGAGATACGTATGCCAAAGAAAGAATCGTTTAATAGCACTCAAGATTACTACGCTACCTTGTTTCATGAGCTAACACATTGGACAGGACACAAGTCTAGGCTTGATAGATTTACTAAGTATAGAACAACAGAGAGCTATGCGTTTGAAGAACTAGTAGCAGAGATAGGCTCTGCTCAGCTCTGCGCTTCCTCTCGCATAGCGAAGAAGCCCAGAGCTGATCACGCCAAGTATCTAAATAATTGGATGCAAGCTATTAAGGATGATGATAACGTAATGGTAAAAGCGTTTAGTAAAGCAAACAAAGCAACTGAGTTTATACTAGGAGAGTAATATGGCACAAGATGACTTTGGTAATGAGCTGCTTGATGAGCAAGCTAAAGACGAGTACCAACTGGCTTGGTGTTTAGCTGAAGCTGAAGAATACATTAGCAAGCATGGTATGGAGAAGTTTCTAAGTGAACTACGTAAGAGGATTGAGCAATGAGAGAGCCTAGTGATGATTGGCAAGATGAGTACCAAAAACAATTCTTAACTTCAAGCGAGGAAGATATGTTATTAGATAAAGTAGATGAGCTAGTGTGCGATGACATACAGATGTTATTGATGGATGCTATGGCACCTAACGAGGGCTATAAGATTAGGCATGATGAATTGCTAAAGTTAATTAGCGAGTGTGATGGTGGTGACTTCAGTAACTTTGGCGAGTACCTATACATTATGTTGCTAGACCATGCAGGTGAAGAAGCTATGAGGTTACTAGACCTATGACAGATCCAGCAAGTAAAGGCAGACCAAGCTATAAAAAATCATGTGATTCATGTAATAGTAGTGATGCTTGTCAAGTTTTCGAGCATGACAATGGCAAACACGATGCCTACTGCTTTGCATGTCAAACCTATTTCCCTATGGAAATGGAAAAGAAACCAACAGTAGTATCAATTAACAAGGCAAAGCCTATGATAAACTGGGATAAAGAGTACGTTAATAGTTTACCTACAACAGCTATTGCTGATCGTAAGTTAAGCAAAGAAACTGTAGAGAAATTCAACGTCAAAGTAGCATTGTGTGAGAAGGATGGGCGCACTATCCAAGAGCATTACTATCCAGACCACAAAGATGGCAAGCTTATTGGTTACGAGATCAAGCAGGTTAGCCCTAAGCGTTTCACATCTATAGGTGATCGCAAGGGTGAGTTTGATTTATGGAATCAACACAACACATCTATTGGCAAGAAGCTATTTATTACAGAGGGTAGGCTTGACGCTATGGCTCTGTACCAAACGATTGTTGACAACAGGCCAGCTAAGTACTCAGCCTTCGAGCCAGCAGTAGTATCGCTTACTCGTGGAGCTAGTGGTGCTGTTAAAGATCTAATGGCAAACAGAAAGTTTCTGGATAAATACGAAGAAGTAATACTGGTATTTGACCAAGACGATGCTGGCAAGGCAGCAACAAAAGAAGTGTTGAAAGTATTTCCTTTGTTCAAGGTTGCTGACTTTGACGAGAAAGATGCTAGTGACATGCTTGTCAAAGGCAAGAGCAAGGAACTATACCAAGCTACTGTATGGAACTCACAGCATGAGAGACAGGGGCAGGTAGTAGATGTTGATGACATCTTGCTCAAGTGTATGGAGAAACCAAAGATGGGCATACCATTCTGTTGGCCTTCAGTCAATAAGGCTACGTTTGGTATACGACCACACACTATTCATGTGGTTGCTGCTGCACCTAAGATTGGTAAGACTGATTGGCAACACCAACTAGTACACCACTTAGTATTCAACGAGGGTGAGAAGGTTGGTATGTTTGACCTTGAGAATAGCCCAGTGCGTACTGCTAAGAAGCTGGCAAGTAAAGAAGCGCAGCTTGACTTTACTCGTCCAGACAAAGAGTATAACGATGAGGTACTGCATGATGCACTAGTATCCATGCAGGGTAGGGTACGATTCTATGATCGTGGTGCTAGTAGAGACTGGTCAGACATTCGTATTGCTATCGAGGAAATGCACTTACTTGATGGTATCAAAGTGTTTATGATAGACCCTATTACTGCATTGATTAGTAGATACAATAGCTCTGAAGCTAACGATAAACTTAATGAGATATGTACAGACATGGCTGACTTAGTAAACAGTTACCCTATCACTATCTTTTGTTTCTCACATGTTAATCCTAAGCCTAAGTCTAGTAAGCCACATGAGGCTGGTGCTAAAGTATTCTCTAGTGAGCTTACAGGCTCTCGTGCTATGGAGAAATGGTTTCATTATGGACATGCTATTAGTCGTGATCGTACTGATGAATGTCCTGAAGAAGATAAGAACAAGAGCAGATTCTACATGCTATTCGATCGTGAGTATGGACAATCTTATAGTGCTGATGTATTCTATAACGAAGACACAATACAATACTTGGAGGAAGGTAGCAGATGGTAGACTATGTTATAGATATAGAGACTGATGGTATCGATGCTACAAAGATACACTGTATGTCTGTTCATAACATTGAAGGTTGGAATGGTGTGCATGATTGGACAGCTAGTAGCTATCAAACAATGCGAGCCTTCTTTAGATTAGTAACAAAAGATGATCGTATCATAGGCCATAACTTTGTGCGCTATGATAAGCCAGTGCTTGAAAAGTTATTAGAAATAAAAATCAATGCACAGATTGTAGATACCTTAGCACTCTCTTGGTACTTGTACCCTGACCTACAGAAACATGGCCTTGCTCAATGGGGTGAGCGTTTAGGTATAGCCAAACCAGAGATAGATGACTGGGAAAATCTAACTGTAGAACAATACGTACATCGTTGTGAAGAAGACGTAAAGATTAACCTCAAGCTATGGCAAGCACAGGAAGCTTACTTAAACAACTTGTATAACAACGAGCCAGAGCCTTTAATAAAATACCTTAGCTTCAAGATGCACTGCTCTCAACTTGCTGAGGAAAGTGGTTGGGACTTTGATAGTGAGAAAGCCTACTCACTACAGGCAGACTTAAAAGATAAGATTGGTATAGCTAATGCTAAACTAGCTGAAGTAATGCCTAAAGTAATCAAGTATGCTGAACGTACTAAGCCATCTAAATGTTACAAAAAGAATGGTGAACTATCTAGTGCAGGAGTTAAGTGGCAAGAGCTTACTAAAAGTATGGACATACCTTTTGACTATGAAGGTACTATAAAAGAGGAAGTCAAGGTAGAAGAACCTAACCCTAGTTCTGTAAAACAAACTAAAGACTGGTTGTTTTCTATAGGCTGGGAGCCAGCACGATACGACTACAACAATCGTAACTATTCTGATGGTAGAGAAGTACCACAGATCAGAGGCATGGATGGTTTGATATGCCCTTCAGTAAAG